TCCGCAAAACCCTTTTCAACTGATTCTTCACCGCCGATATATGTTTCACCATCCATCATTGAAACAATTTCGTCGGTTTTCATTCCAGTGCGGTCAGAATAAATGCCAGCCATTGATTTGTCAAATGGCTCAAGATAATCGGCAACTTCTCGTAGGTCAATTCGATTACCCATCGCATAAACCCATGCGTTGTGAATCATAATAAACCCAGATTTAGCAACTTGCACTTCATCACCAGCCATTGCAATGATAGAAGCGGCAGATGCTGCAATACCTAAAACCTTGACGGTAATTTTACCGTCATGCTCACGCAGAAGGTTATAAATCGCTAAACCTTCAAACATACTACCGCCAGGGCTGTTGATATTGACTGTAATATCCTTGCCTTTCATGCTAGCAAGAGATTTGCTGATGCTTTTAGCGGTTACGCCTTCACCAGTCCAGTAATCTTCACCAATAGTGTCAAAGATATTGATGGTGTTTTCATCTGATTGAGCAGCAATACGCAGTCCAGGCTTCCAACAATCTAACGCTTTAGGCGATAAATTAAACTGAATTTTGTTGAGTTCCATAGTTTTCCCCTAAGCGATCAATCGGAATCAAGGCTGATTGAACCGTTAAAACATCGGCATTACCGCCTTTTGCCGGTAGATTTTCCTTAATTCGGCCTTCATCTCGCGTCATTAGACCATTATTCACCATTTGTGACAAATAATTAGCTCGACCAGTGCTGTCAGCACGAAGCAAACCTTCTAGGCTAAATTCAACGTAATACTTACGCTGGTCAGCAGGTGAAAGCCACGACATATTGATGTATTGCTGCAATCTAACAATCCAAGGCAGCAATGTGAACGTCAAAAAACCAATCATTTGCTGTTCAATGCCGGTTCCCCAGCTAGTTGAGTTGGATGTGTGTCCAACCATGTGTGGAGGAACTCGAAACCAGCGGCAGATTTCTTCTACGCTGAAGTTACGAGATTCAAGCAATTGAGCGTCTGAAGGCTTGATACCGATGGTTTTTGCGTCCATTCCAGCTTCTAGGACAGGTGATTTACCTGCATTTAGCGCACCTGAAATTGCTGCAACCGTAGCGCGGAAGTCTTCTCGCTGCTCTGGCTTGATAATGCGGTCAATAGTAAACGCAACTGTTGGTGCTAGACCATGCTCAAATGTGCTGTTTGCAGCATTGACTGCGCCAAGTGCGGAGCCAAATACTTGTGCGCCGTATTCAATGGTGCTGACACCCCAGTCACCATCAAGTGTAAAACCTGGGACTCTGAAAATCTGGTCAGCAGGTATTTCTTCCTGTGTACCGTCTTTGAGGATGTAGCGATAACCTTTGTCGCCATTTGACTTAAGGTAAACAGTCAGCTTATTTGGCGATAGAAACTCAACTGCCACCAAACGACCGCCGATTTTGCGAAACCGCGCAAAACCATTGCCGCGAAGCAGCATCGCAGAAATAAGAGCCTCCCAAAACACTGCGGGAGGCGTATCTACATTAGGACGGATGTGTACTAGCGGGTAAATCGGATGGTTTGTGGCCTCTTTTCGACCATTTTCCGTCTTTTCGTACACAGTACACGGCAAAGTTGCGATTGTTTCGCTGATTAGGCGTACACATGACCATACAGCAGATAGCTGCATCATGCTCTTTTCGTTGACTGTTTGCCCTGCGGCTGTGGTTCCAAAGTTCTGCCAAAAGGCTGTATCACTTAAACCGATAGGAACTCCCAGCCAATCCAGTAATGCTGCTTTAATTTTGCCAGGTTTCTTTGTCTGTTTCATTTAGACTCCTATCGGGTCTGCGATAAATGATGAGAAGTCGCCATCATCGTCCTGATTATGATTAGGCATCATTCCAATTGCCATGGCAAGCGCAACCATACCATCAATTCTACCACTAGCCTTTGATTTAGCGAATTTTTTGTTGTCAGCTGAATCGTTTACAACAGTTGCATTAGCGGCACACATACTTAAGACTGGGTGATTTCCGTGACGTAATTTGCCATTTAACAATTTTGATTCAAGTTCGCGCAATGCAGGTGACATTGATACAAAACCCTGCCCAAAATCATAAAAACGCTCTAATTCTTCCTCAGAAAACCCTGCTTTTTCTAGCCAAGGCTTAAGAAATCTCATGTTATATCTGTCAAAAGCTAATGCCTGCACATTATAAGTATCAAATAAATCACGAAGATGCTTGGCTACAAACTCATATTCAATTGATCTTCCAGGCGTTGTTTTAAGCAATCCTTCTTTAGCCCAAACATCATAAGGCACTCTATCTGCCCTGCTTTTATCAACTAAGCCGTTTTCTGGTAGCCAGAACGTAGGATGCACATCACCAGATTCTGTTACGCATACCATTGCAGTCAAGTCAGATACAGACGACAAGTCAAGACCAATATAAACTGGCTGACCATCCATATCACTTGGCTCTTCGCCACAGCTTTCCCATATAGCCCTAGATACAAATGGATTCTTTGATTCAATTCTTTGATTTGCTACAAGGTTACGAAAACTTGCTTCTCTTGAAGGTATGCGTTTTGCTTCATCTGCTTGTCTAAACACTTCCTCATGGTTCATTAAATGCCAATTTGGTTGTGCTTTAGCCAATTCTTCATGGTCAAAAGGGTCTTTATCATCTGGAACACAATAAAGAACGCACTTAACTCTAGGATCAGCGCCAGTTAAAGCATCATCAATCAATAGAGATAACAAATCATCAGGTCTAGCCGCCTGAGTTGAAATAATAATTGAAAGCGGCTTCTCTTGAGCAGCAGATGCTGTTTCTAATGCTTCATATAAATCAAATGTTGGTCCACGGACGGCTCCAAGTTCATCATGGATAGTTAATGATGGAGAAAGGCCTAATGCTGTTGACGCGTCAGCAGACAATGCCTTATAAACAGTTCCAAGTTCTGCACAAACTAACTGCTTTGCCGACTCTTTGATACTAACAAACTCGCTTAATGATGCAGACATTCTTACCATAAGCGATGCAAGTCTAAACAAAATAGCTGCTTGATCTCTAGATTGAGCGCAAGAAAACAGTTGTCCAGCTTGTACTGCTTCTGGCCCAGCCAAATGAAGTAGCAAAATCATTGCAGAAAATGATGTCTTGCCATTTTTTCGTGGAAGTGAGCATATAAATGTTCTAGTTGGAGTGCCGTAAATCTGCTCCATCCAGATTTTTTGTTCTGGAGATAGCTTTACTGGTTGTCCAACTAAACGGCCTTCAGGAACGCATAGATGGGTTTCAATCCATGCAATGTTTCGTAATGTACGTGGAGAAAATTTAGTTTTAGCCATACGTAATACTACATCACGCCATTTCTATTTCCCACGGCTTCTTGCTCTTTGGCGCATTTATCATAGAACGAGCAACTGTTTGCTGGTCAATTGCTTGCCGCGTAATGCGAAGCCTTGTTGCCAATGAAGAGGCTGCCCGTCCTTCACGTTCAGCCATTGCAAGCAATCTATCGTATCGCTTTAGGCCGTCATCATCGGCAAGCCAAGCCCGATCAAAATTTAGAATCTCATCAGCCAGTATCCGTGACTGAATAACATGGCGACAATAAATCTCAAGTAGTGGTGCGTGAGTAATTGAAAACGCATTAGCTGGTTGGTCATTTACAACTGATAACCAAATATCGCGCTCTGCGTCTGTTAAATGTACAGGAGCTGGCAATCTCTTATCTGAGATCAATGGAGTTGGTGCATAAGCAACAGATGCCGCTGACTTTCTTCCTCTTGCTGCCATAACAATTCCTATTTATACCAATGAGAGTTCTTATCTAAAGGCTGTCCACTAGGATCACAACCTATTTCATGCCCACGCTTTTCCATCTTTTGCTTTGTACTGTTGTGATGAGCATAGCATAGGCTTTGGAATGGACCGCTATAAAACAACACTTCATTACCGCGATGTGGCGTTATATGGTCAACCACTCTAGCCAATGTGGTCTTGCCTTGCTCTAGACACATGACGCATAGCGGATGTTCCGCAATATGCGCCTTGCGGATCTTCTGCCAGTGATAGGTGCGGTAGAGATACTGATATTCGTGTTTGCTCATAGCGTCTGATTTGAATCTCTTTCAAGTCCATGCTCATCGCCAGGCATATCATCGACTTCTTCAGCCAATGCTGTAAGCAATAAGTCCAATTTTGCTTCAATGCGCTTCACTGTATCAAGTATTTCGTCCATTTTGACCTCCTTTGTATGTCAATTTACCATTTTTTGGTTATGTTTAGCGAAAAAAGGG